TGTAAACATCACCAGCGGGCAACTGCTGGATAAGGGTTGCATTCGAGCGTAACGCCTTGACGAAAACTATGTCTGTCTGAAGACTCATATCTTTGCGGTGTTTAAAACCACGGCAGGCAGTCATTCCCTTGCTGCTGCATCGGAGCCACCCGCCGCGGGTCCTATTAAGAAAACTATGAAGGAGTATTTAGACTGTCGTAGGCTCTTCCTCGACAACCTTGTAGAGACCGAATGCCTGTGACTCGTTGTCCGCACCGTTGATGTAAACTGAGAGGTCAGTCATTGACCAAGCGGTGTTGAGGATAACACGTGTCACGTTCTTGTCAGCGAGAGTGATTGGATCTACCACCATGCGCACCTGACCGTGCTGCTGGAGAGCGAAGAACTCCCAGTAACCAATCTCGATGAAGCGGTCAGCGGTAGGAACCAGCTTGCCTGCGCTGTTCAGAGTGCGGTTCACGAAGTGGCTCACGGTGTAAGGATAACCAGCGCAGAGACCGTTCTCGATTACGAAGCCGCCAGCAGCACCTGCAATCTTCGGAGTTGCCTTCAGTTCTGCCTCAGTCACGCGGTCCATAGAGATGCACACGTTGCCCTCATAGAAGCCCTTGTCAGAGAAAGCAGCAACAGCAGCGAGGATGTTCTTGTAAGCGTTAGCACCGAGCTCGATGTTCTGTGCTGTCATGCCAGAGAATGGACCCTTGTTCTTTGCCCAGTTAGCCTGCGAGTAAATCTTCTTGGCGAGATACTCACGGAGAGCGATGGTGAACTTGGTCTGCACGAATGCCATGAGGTCGAATGCAGCGTTGTCGATGGCCATGTTAGACACGGGCACCTTCAAGCCTACACGGTTCTGTACAGGCACGATCTTCTCGAACTCCAGCACCTGGTCGTTGAGTGCTTCTACCTCACCTGGCTCTTCCATCTCCACGTCGTTGATGCTTACAGGCCACAGCTCGTTGCCTTCAACGCCGGTGACGATGCCAAGTCCTTCAGGAAGGCCAAGGCCCTCGTGCAAGGTAGGTATCATCTCGTGGATAGTCAGTTCGATAGCACCAGAAGCGGTGATGTTGCCCTTGATGTTGCTATCGGTTGCGAACAACAGCACCTCACGCTTCTGTCCTGTCTTGGCAGCCTCAGATACCAACTCGCGGAAAGCGGCCTTCTTGTTGGCTGTCTCACGGCTGGCGTTGGCCTGCTGGTTAGTCACGTCGAGGTTGATGCCCTTCATCTCGCGCTCGCACATCTCGATTTCGCGGGTGAGGTTGATGACTTGCATCTTCTCCTCGTCATTCAGTTCACGGTTGGCGGCCTTTACATAGATGTCGCCGAGCTTCTCGTTAGCAACAAGACGCTGCTCACGGAGCTGTTCAAAGGTTTTCTTTTCCATTTTAAATCGGTTTAAAATTTGGTTAATACATCATTTTTTCAAGTTTCTCATCAAAGTCAGCCAAACGCCTCAGATGTTCTGCACGACGGTGCATCTCCTTGCGCATAGCCTCTTCCTTCTCCTCCTGTTCGCGCTGCTTGGCTTCCTCCTCCGCTTTCTTCTCAGCGATGCCGCTGGGTGTCTGGTCGTAGAGCTCGCGGGCGTTGACTGATGTCGCACGATAGGCGGGATCAAGGCCGATAGTGAGGGCTGACAGCTTGGCAAATGAGCGATGCTTCACGAGCACGTCCTTCTTGCCTTCGCCACGTTCCACCACGTCATAGTCCTTGGGGTAGAACTCAAAAGAGCATCCTGAGTAGTCGCCGCGACGCACCATTTCCAGGCAGCGGTCGCCGATGTCGCACTTGGGAGCCTCGAACTCGAAGTCCAAGCCTTCCCGTGTCAAGTTCAGACGCAGAGAGCCTTTGCCCTTGTTCCAGCGTGCAACCGTCTGGTTGCGGTCGTGGAGCATGTTCAGTTTGATGTCTTGCGTCATCAGGAAGTCCATCGTCACCGCTGACGGGTCGATAACTTCGCGGAAGGTCATTCCGAAGTCGTCGAGGAGCTCCGATTCAGAATTGAATACGATGGCGCGGCCGTAGATGGTGCGAGACTCGCCCTCCTGACCTGCTTCAAGCTCTCGAACGGCCAAGAAGCCTTCAAGGGTTCTGATTTCGTTCTTTTTTGCATCCATATTTTTATTTGCTGTTACTATTTTTCTTGCGCTTTGCGGTTTTGGGTTTACCGTCGTTTTTGAATGGCACTTCTATTTTGTCGCGGGTGATTGCCAATGGCACATTGTAGGCGTTCGGGAATTTCCAATCAATCCATGCCGAATTGATGCGCTCGGCGAACTGACCGCCCACGCGCAGCTCGTGCGTAAAGGTCGTGAACTCCATCTCGCCGATGTGGTATGCCTTGGGGTTTTCTTCGACGCGCTTAACGATGTCGCCACCGATGCGCTTTAGATATTCTTGCGCAACATCCCACATCACAGCCATCATCTCCTTCCAGTCCTCGGTGCGCATGATGCTCATCGTGGCGAGGTGCATCTTTCTGCTGTCAAGTGCTCTGTTCCATGCCGGGGCAAAGTCTGGGTATTTCTCGCTGATTATCTGCGTACAGATGTCAAGGTCTTCAGGATTTCCCCATGTGGCATACTGCTTGCGCATAGTCATGCCCAGGTCGGCGGGTTTGGTGGTGATGGCTCCGTGTGCCTCGATAGTCTTGCCGATGTCGGGCACGTTGTCCATAAAGCCGAAATAACGGCGGTAGTGGCAGAAACCGATGTATTTTGGCAGTTGCTTGCGCTCGCTCACCTTCTTCATCTGCCACAGCTCGGAGTAGTAGAGGTCGGGCACGTCGGGCTTCGGTAGTTTGCGGCTGTCGATGGTCTCGTAGACTGCGTTCTTCACTACAGGCTCGAAGTCGGTATGCGCACAAATGAAAATCTTCGCGTCGGCGTTGTCGGGCTTCTTGAAGTATTTCTCGTTCTTCTTCAACCAGGCCATCTGCCGCTCGAGGTCGTTTCCGCGCCACGATCCACCGAAGTAGTGGATGTAGTGCTTGTCGAGGTTGGGGTATAATCGTGCGCTGAGTGCAGGCTTGATGCGCATGATGTCCTCTAAAAGACTCGCACCTGTGTCGTACCAGTTATTGGTGTTTCCCATGCCGCCCGGCAGCAGGCCCCACGAGCGCGACGGGTCGTAATACTTTGCGCCATGCTTCGTAAGTAGGGGCACGTTCATATAACACAGCCACGGCAACAGTCGGTCATGTTCCTTCCTTCTTCCTCTGAACCATTGCACCTTGCCACAGGCAGCGTACTGCTCATCCCAGAGAAAGTCAAACGGCTGGGTGATGAGAACGTCAGACTCGACCAGTATGAAGCCGTCGGTGAGTACGCCCCAAAGGTACTGCACGCTCATCATGTGCTTCACGCTGCCGTAGTTGCTCATGAAAGCTAAGTCCCAGCACTTGTCGGGGTACTTAGCCAGTTCCTCGTCGAAATTCACCAGCTGTTGCTTGCGGTTGTTCAGCACCTTCACACCCTTCATGCGCTTGGTGAATGGTCGCTCGTCGCTGTTGTCGAGCACCGTCACCGGCCAGTCGCACCCCACCTTGCGGATGGAAAGGATGCATGCCTCGGTCAGTTCGGGCGTGTTATAGTGGACTATTGCTATTTGTTTCATATCTTATTCTGTCGGTTCTGCTGGTGGTGTTGCGCTGGTGCCTCTCAGTTTCTCGCTTCCAAGTTCGGCGAGGTTGGTGCTGACGTAGATGATGTCGCCACCTTCCACCGATGGGCGGTCGTATTGCGCACGAATCTCGTTGACCGTTGCCGCACCCGTCTGAAGTTGAAGTTGGTCCACCTTTGCCTGTGCTTCCTTGTCGAGTCTGAGCAATGGTTGCTCGCACATGTGGATGCGTCGCCGTCCGAAGTCCTCACGGCGCAACAACTTGCGGTTCATCTCTTGCTCCATTTCTGTCACGTCAGGTTGAACGGTGCGCTGCAAGTATTCCAGCGTGGCGTTGGTGTAGGTGGTGTAGTGACTATTGGTGTCGAGCATAAGCATCGGGCGCGGTGTTCCGAAGTAGCGGGCAACGTCGTCAAGTCCCATGTTCATGTGCTCCATTAATTGCATGTCCTGGCTGGTCATGCTGATGTTGTGAAGTGCGTCGAGTCCTCTGATGCCGATGATGTCTTGCTCATATACGCGGTCATTCAGTTCCTTGGCATACTTGTCTATCTCGCCCTTGTTCATCATGCCCCACGCCACCGTACCGGCACCTTGTGCGGGCTTATCCTCACCAATGATGAGTTTCACGCGGCCACCCTTGGCGGCTGTCTCCAGCGACTGGTTGCTTTCGGTCTTGATGAGCGACAGCGTGTCGGCGGCATACTGAATTGTCGAGATGCCCCAGAAGCCGTCATAATAGCGGAAGGTGTTAGGGAAGTGAAGCACGTCGGCGCGTGGTGCGTCCACCTTGAAACGCTCACCGTGGTCGCCCAGATATGTCAGCGAGTAGGTGCCCGTCACTTGGTTATAGCCGCCACACTCTGCCAGCCACAACGCTCTCGGCTCACCAAACTCGTCGCGCTCGATATATACGAAGGCATTACCGATGAGCAACCGACGGATAACCACCTGCTCGATGAGTGATGCCGCGCTGCTGATGGGGTTCGGCTGCACTTGCAACAGATAGTTGATGTTACGTCCTGGTCCCCACATGTCGGGAACGAAGTTGCCACCCTCGGCATTCATCTTCTGATATTGAATGGCAAACTGTGCCTCGGTCTTGGCGCGGAGCTCGACGGCGCGATATACCGCCGATACGGTCAGCGCGAGTTGCGGGTTACGCACACGCACGATTTTCTCCTCGTAGGTCGCCGTCGTCGCCACCGTCTGACTGCTCGCCGCCGGTGCTGTTGATTGTGGCACCGCCTCGCGCTTGCGGAACATGTTCTTGAAGAAATTATCCATATATCTTGTTTTTTATTCTTTCACGATTAATTGCGCATGAAACTGGATGGTGTTGTCCTGTCGCTGGGCGTGGAAGGTGTCGCCGAGTATCTGGTAGGTCTTGCCGTCGTACATGACGCGCGAGCGGTCGTTCACTATGGAGTTCCACCGCATGCGCACCATGATTACCCCGTACACGTCCAGAGCACCCACGTTCATGGCTTGCTTGCCCTTCGCCCATGTCACCTCTGCCCACACCGTGCCGGCAGGCTCGAACTCGATGCCTGTGCTGTCGAGTCCGAACTTGCCCTGCTGTGCCTCCTTACGATTGAGGATGTTCACGCGGTCTTTGAGTAGTCCTGTTGAATAAGCCATATATCTTTCTGCGTTATATGGTTGTCGGGTTTACTCAGACAATTCCGAGCGCGGTGAGTTCGGCTTTAACCTGGGCTATGAAGTCGTCGTGTTCGCGCACCTCATCGAGGTCTTCGCCCGTACGCTCCTTGCGGCTCAGGCTGGAGGCAAAGGCGGCCACGTCCATAGCATCCTGCAATCCGTAGGCTGCCATCTCTGATGCGTTGATACACTTGGCGCGGGTCATTGGCAGCGGCATGACAATCTCGAAGGCGCGCTGGGTGCCCTCGTCGTCGGTCTCATGGAAGAGATAGACATTGGCCATATTGCCGTGCTCATAGCGCACTACCTTTCCGTCTTTGCGGAAAATCTCGCCCGTGGTGTCGCCGACACCTTCAGGCACAATCACTTTGTTGATATTCATATTCTTCGATGTATTTGATTTGATTTGTACTTTCACGGAAGATGTAGCCGCACTGGTTCTCTATCTGCACTTCCTCGATGGGCAGCATGGCTGTGCGGCCGAACGCCTGCTCCCACGCTTCAATGGCTTGGATGAGACATGTCATCACAGCCCCGTTGTAGCCTATGAGCAGACCCCGCATTATTCGCATTGCAATTCGAGGCCAAGTTGTTCTGATTGGAGCAACGCGCGGAGGCGTTGGCATTGTTGGCATTGCCACGAACGCGGAGACCTTGGGCTGTTGCCGCTCTTTCAACCGCGCTCTCCCGCTTCGGAGGACTGTTCCTTATGGCAGTCTTGTCGGGAAGTACGCGGATTTCTTTTTTTTGCACGGGCCGCGATTGCATCGCGGCCCATTTTTAGGCGGCGGGCGATTGCATCGCCCTTTATTGCGACTGCGTCGCTGCTGCGCTTTCTATAAGCACTTGAGCAGACCCCGCATTAAACGCAAAGCAATTGGAGGCCAAGTTAGTCTGATTGGAGCAACGCGCGGAGACGTAGGCATTGTAGGCAGCGCCGCGAACGCGGAGACCTGCCCTGTATCTGTGATTGGCTGCTGTGCCTAAGGAGCCGGCATAGTGATAGTAGCATTCGCCCGTGGAGATACCGCCACCGACTTGCAAGTTCCAAATGCCATAGCCAAGCCGCAGGGCGGAATATCCGCTGCTGCCGATCGCACTATCCTCCAACTTCTTGTACGTGCTCTGGAACGGGTACACGGTAGTCTGATCTACGGTGTGATTAATGTCTGCCCACTTTGTCTGATCAGGTTCGATATACGTCTCAATGGTATGTCTGCCGGATGCGTAGTGGTCTATGGTCTCATAACCACCACCCATGTATGCCCAAACATCTCCCGAGAGGTTTACACCCTCTGCCACCGCCACACGCAGACGGCACTCCACGTCAAACGTAGTCTGCACCTTCGACGAATTGTAGGCGTTCAGCGTCATTCGGCGGGTGCGGAACAGTCTTGCGTTCATCCGTCCGTTGAGCAGCGTCGTTGCACCCGATGGCGCGTCGTAGTTGTAGGTGTGTCCGTAAAATTCAAAGTTCACGCCCGGTGCCACACCCAGTTCGGCAGCCATCGAAAGGGCCATCTGAGCCTCCAAGCACCACGTTTTCGGCGCATAGCGGTTAATCATCTGCGAGAGATTCTCACGCGAGCCGCTGGGCAAATACATAGCCGTATTATCGGCAAACCACTGTGCATAACTCCATGCCGATGCCGTGGCTAACTTGTAGCGCACACCACCATGAGCGTCCCAGTTGCCGGCATTGTTACTGTTGTCGTTGGATGAAATTCCGCTGCTGAAGAGGTTGGCATTGTGCAGATACTTGGTGCGGTAGGCCACATCAAGACACGTCAGGAACACGTTCAGCGCATGATAGCCACCCTCTGCCACGGGGAACGGCTTCGTGGGGTCAAAGTTGTTGCGGCGCGCATACTTGGCATTCTTTGCCTGATTTACGCCGATGTCGTCATCGTCGGGATAATAGTTATTTGGCCCCTCGACATCGTTATCAAGCACACGTGGATAGGTGCCGTCGCCGAAGAACAGTTCTCCCGTGCCGGTCATGTCCTGGTCGGGCGAAAGTCCGTTGCAACCCACGTCGCCTGCACTGTAGTCGAAGAAGAAACAGCGCATCTTCCCATCTATCTGGGTGCAAGGGTCTGGGGCAATGCCCGTAGGTACAAGTTTCATCTTGCCCTGAATGCCATCCACCATGCCCTCGTCGGCGATGATACCGTTCAACTGGCTTCCGTCACTTCCTTGTTCATGGTCTATCAGATACACCGTATCCTTGCGCGCCACGAAGATGCTGTACTTCTTTTCGGTGGTTTCCCACGGGCGAAGGATGCGCACTTCATTGCCGTTCGCGTCATAGAGCGGTTGGTTCATTCCATATTCGTTGTAGAATGCTTCGGCATTGAATTTCCCGGCAGCACAATACTGCTGAGTATGCTCGGCGTCCAGATAAAGAGCCACGTCACACTGTGCGCGCTGCTGCTCGGTGATGCCCACGGTTGGTGCAAACCGCCCGTCCTCAAACCTAAGCCAGTTGTTGCGCTTCAGCCAACCCACAGGCCGCTTCTTCACCTCACCCTCCACCGGCGACATATCCACCAGCACAGGATACCAGTCGAGCGCGAGCGACGTGTCACCCATCACTTCCGTAGCCGTAGGGATGTCCTGGTTCCAAGTGGGCCACTTGCCCACGCAATATTTCTCCGAGGTCGTTGCACGGCTGCGAATGGTGCGTATCTTGTCGCCATACTCACGCAGCACGGTGTCGCCAACCGGCACTCCGCATTCCTCAATGGCCGACTTGATGTCAGCCTTCGAGTCAATGATGTTCTGTAGTTTCTGTGCGATTGTTCCCATGTCAGATTACTTCTCCGTTAATGTTATCAAGAATGGTTCCGAGGTCGCCAATGATGTCCTCTATCTTGTCTATCTCGGCGGCGGCATCCTGTGCCGCCTGATTAGCCAATGCAGCCTTCTCGTTTGCATTCCGGGCGGCTTCGTTGGCAAATGCGGCAGCAGTGTTGGCCGTGGCAGCCGCAACCGTAGCCGGTCGTTGCAACTCGGCAATTTCGGCTGGCGTAAAGTCAGAATAAACAAACTTGTCACCCTTCGGACCTTGCGGACCCGTGGCTCCCGTGTCTCCCTTCGGGCCTTGCGGGCCTGTGAATCCAGTATCGCCTTTCGCTCCTTTGGTATTAACCGAACGGCTCACGCCCTGACGATCTGTCACGGTCAGCGTGTTGCCGTCAAGCGTGGCGTTCACGTTCTCTGCACCGACAATGGCCGCATCTACTTCCTGAACCTTCTCTGCAAACACCCGCTCGCGTTCTGCCTCGGCTTCCTGTCGGGCTTGTTCGGCGGCGTAGGCGGGCAGAGCGAACATGATTTCAGGTGCTGTCTCTCCGCTGAAGTCGAGCATCACTTTCATGGACGTGCCATCATTGTCTATAATGACTGCCGCTTGGTTAATCACTTCGTCTTCCACCGTTGTCGGGAAGTCTGCCACGGTAAAGTGATAGCCTATCTGGAACTTCAAGTCGCCGATAGGCAGATGATGGTCGTCAAACTGCACGCTCAATTTGGTGGGGTCTCCCTCCACAGGAGCGCAATGTGTGTAGGTGCTGCCGTCCCATCCGGCAAAGTATGCCAAAGAAGGGATGCCTGTCCAGAACTTGATGCAGAAAGGTGTCGCCCAGCCTGCGTCACTTTGCAAAGTCAGAATG